TAACATGCCAGAAGATGGTATTTTGTTTAAAGGCTTTATAACTTGTAATGCAATCACAAGCGCAAAGTGCACTGTATTAATAGATAAGTAGGAGGCTAATTAATGGCTACCTCTGGAACAACAGTTTTTGATAAAAATTTTTCTATTGATGAAGTTATAGAAGAAGCCTATGAAAGAATAGGTCAACAGCCTATGGCTGGTCAAGAAATGAAATCTGCTAGACGTTCTTTAAATATAATGTTTCAAGAATGGGCTAATAGAGGTTTACATTATTGGGAAGTTAAAAATAATTCTATAACATTAGTTAATGGTCAATCTGTTTATACTATGTTTAGATCAACAAGTGATGGTACTTCAAGTGCTACAGCAGTATATGGTGTAGATGATATTTTAGAAGCATCATACAGAAATTCATCTTCTGTAGATTTTCCATTAACAAAAATAAATAGATCTGAATATCAATCACTTTCAAATAAAACTGATACTGGAACTCCAACACAATATTTTGTACAAAGATTTATTGATAGAATTACAGTTACTTTATACTTAACACCAGGATCTACTGAAGCTGGAAATTTTTTAAACTATTATTATGTAAGTAGAATTCAAGACGCTGGAGCTTATACTAATGAAGCTGATGTTCCATATAGATTTGTACCTTGTATGGTTTCAGGTCTTTCATATTATCTATCTCAAAAATTTGCTCCACAAAGAACTCAAGAAATGAAATTGTTATATGAAGATGAACTTCAAAGAGCGCTACAAGAAGACGGCTCTTCTAGCAGCTCGTATATAAGTCCGAAGGTATATTATCCAAGTGTCTAATACTGCTTCAGGAAAATATTCAAAATTTATATCTGATAGATCAGGTATGGAATTTCCATATAAAGAAATGGTAAAAGAATGGAATGGTGCAAGAGTGCATATTTCTGAATTTGAACCTAAACAGCCACAATTAGAACCAAAACCACATACTGCAGATCCTCAAGGATTGGTAAATGCAAGACCAGATAGAACAGAGCCAAAAACAGATCCATTATTACCATCTAATCCTTTTATTATTACATCAGGAAGTTCAACAATAAATGTTTATGAACCTTCTCATGGTAGAAATACAAATGATATTGTTGTATTTAGAAATGTAGATGGAAGTCCAGGAGGATTATCTTATACAATATTTGAAAATACTTTTGGATTTAGTATAGTAGTTACAGGTACAGATAATTATACTTTTAATACATTAAATATACCAACTGTATCAGGAAGATTTGGAGGAGCATTAGTGACCGCAGGTCCAGCTACATTAACACCATGACATATGCAGAATTAGTACAAAAAATTAGAGATTACACAGAAGTAGATTCAAATGTTTTAACATCTACAATTATAGATGGATTTATTGAAAATGCTGAGTGGAGAATTCAAAGAGATACAGATGCAGATTATCAAAGACAATATCAAACAGCTAATTTAATTGCTAATCAAAAATTTATTAATTTACCACAACAATATAATATTATTAGATCTGTTCAAATATTCACATCTACAGATACCTCTTTATCTGGCGATCGAAGTTATTTAGAGGTTAGAGATACTAGTTTTATATCCGAATTTAATAACACTAATGCAACTGGATTTCCTAAATATTATGCTAATTGGTATGAGGATGTTCTTGCATTTGCTCCTATTCCGGATAATACTTATTCAATTCAAGTAAATTATATATTGAAACCACCTCAATTATCAGCTACAAATACTACATCATATTTAAGTCAGTATTTTCCCAACGGACTTTTGTATGCTTGCTTAGTTGAAGCATTTAGTTTTCTAAAGGGGCCCAATGATCTCTTGCAATTATACGAAGGAAGGTATAAACAAGCGATTGAAGGATTCTCAATAGAACAAATGGGAAGACGAAGACGCGATGAATACCAAGCAGGTGTTCCTCGTGTTGGAAAACAATGAGGAGATAAAATATGGCTATAACACAAGCGATTGCAAATGCATTCAAAAAACAATTACTAGAAGGTGATCACAATTTCGCTTTCGGTGGTGATAAGTTTAAACTAGCTCTTTATAATTCTTCAGCTACTCTAAACTCTGCTACAACTTCTTATACTACTACTCAAGAAGTTGGTGACTCTGGATCTTATTCAGCAGGCGGTGGAGCACTTGTGCAACCAAATCCAAGTACATCAATTGCATCAGGTGTTGCGATTGTTGATTTTAATGATTTATCATTTACATCAGCAACAATCACTGCAAGAGGAGCTTTAATCTATAATACTTCATCAGCTACTACTAATGCAGCTGTTGCAGCTTTAGATTTTGGAGGAGATAAAACTAGTACATCAGGAACTTTCACAATTGTATTTCCAGCATTTACAACAGCAGCAGCTATACTAAGAATCTCTGGATAATACAGAGATTTATTCTCTATATTAAACTAGGAGATTTTTAAATGGCAGGTTGGAATGGTAATTATACTTGGGGTGCAGGAACCTGGGGTATAGGTAGAGTTGATGTATCTGTAAATCTTACAGGGGAACCTCTTACTGCCAATTTAGGAAATGAAACTGTTGAAGCTACTGCAAATGTAACTCCAACAAGTTTACCTCTTACTGCCAATTTAGGAAATGAAACTGTTACAACAGATGTTGATGTATCTGTAACAGGTTTATCTTTTACTGCTAATTTAGGAAATGAAACTATTGAGTTAAATACTCCTGTAAATGTTACAGGGGAACCTCTTACAGCGAATTTAGGTGATGAAAGTATTACTACTGATGTAGATGTTAATATTACAGGTACATTGCTTTCTATGCAAGAAGGTGATGAAACAATCACTGCAGATGCAAATGTTACATTAACAGGTCAAGCTCTTTCAGCGAATTTAGATGATGTTACTATATTAATTAGTAATGATGTATTTCCAACTGGAGAAGAATTATCTTCTTCACTTGGATCCGTAACCATAACTGCAGACTCTAACTTAACATTAACTGGTGAAGCTTTAACTGCTAATTTAGGTAATGAATCTGTAACCATAGATGTAGATGTTAATATCACAGGTACATTACTTTCTATGCAAGAAGGTAATGAAACAGTTACTGGAGACGCAAATGTTACCTTAACAGGGCAAGCTATTACAACTGCTTTAGGAACTGTAGATGCAGTATCTGTGGTTGAAGTTACAGGCCAAGAAATGACTATGCAAGAGGGAGATGAATCTACCTCTGGAAATGCTAACGTTAATTTAACTGGAATTGGCTTGACAATGAGTGTAGGTAGTTTAAAAACTGTTAATTGGAGTATAGTAAACACAGGTACAACTGTTCCTTGGACGGAAGTTGACACTGCTGCATAAATTTAATAATATGAATAATTAAGGAATTTTTAATATGGCAAATTCTACATCAGCTAACCTAAAGTTAACTGTACAAGCAACCGGTGAAAACTCAGGAACTTGGGGACAGATAACTAATACAAATTTATTAATTTTAGAACAAGCTATTGGTGGCTATGAAGCAGTTGGAGTTACTTCAGGTGCTACTTTAGTTTTTTCTAATGGTGCAATTTCAAATGGTAAAAATCAAATTTTAAAATTAACAGGAACTATTACTGGAAATGTCAATGTTACAATTCCAGATTCAATTGAAAAAGCATATACTGTAGAAAATGCTACAACAGGAGCACACACTGTAACCTTTAAAACAACTTCTGGATCAGGAGCAACTTGGGGAACAACAGATAAAGGAATTAAATTTTTATATTCAAATGGCACTGATGTAATTGATATTAACGCAGATCTATCTGCATCTACTTTTCAAGGTAACATAACTACTACAACAATTAAGTCTGGTCAGATTGATGTATTAACTCAAAACCCTGTAAGACTTCAAGATACTACAGGTGGACAGTATGTTGGACTTAGAGCGCCAGGAACAGTTTCATCTTCTTATACATTAACTTTTCCAACTGCAACAGGAACTGCAGATCAAGTTTTAGTAACAGATGGTTCAGGTAATTTAAGTTTCGTTGACAATACAGGTGGAACCGCATGGCAAGCAGTTAAGACAACTGGGTTTACAGCAGCTGCAGGTGAAGGTTATTTTTGTAATACAACTGGTGGAGCATTTACAATGACATTACCATCATCTCCATCTATTGGAGATGAAATTTCATTTATAGATTATGCAGGTACGTTTGATACTAATAATTTAACAATTGGTAGAAATGGTAAAAATATTCAAGGTTCTGCAGCAGACTTAACAGTTTCAGTAGAAAGGGCAGCTAACACTTTAGTATTTGTTGATAATACACAAGGTTGGTTGTTGAAGGTTAAATAATGGCTGAGTATAGAGAAATAGAAGGACAAGCAGTTCAAAATCTTTCTGGAAGCACCGGTACAGTGGAAGGACAAGTTTATTATGATACTGCTACAGATACTTTCAAATTAATAGATAATACTGGAGTAAAAACTATAACAACAAGTTAGGAATTAAATTATGGCTAATTATCAATATTGTGTAGCATCTAACTGGGGAAAAGGTTTTATTACAGCAGAACAACACAGAGAATTAAATCATAAAGAATTTCCAGGAAATATTTGGAGGATTCCAGCTAATAATCAAGATGCAAATAGATGGGTTCATGGAGTATCAGGAATATCTAAAACATTATCAGAAGCTCAAGCCATTGTTGATGCAGAAATAACTCAAATGCAAACTAATTGGGATAACAGAACAGAGGAAGAAAAAGATCCTAATAATTTAAATTATATTCCTAGACCCACTACAATAGTTTTGGAGGAATAGCATGGCTACCTATAGAGGTACATTTGGACAAAAAATACAGTATATAGCATCTGATCCTTCTCCTCTTACAGAAGGTCAAGTTTGGTATAATTCAACTTCTAATACTCTTAAAGTAGCAACACAAATTACATCAACTGAGGCTTGGACTACAGTTCCTAGTATGGGAACTGGAAGATATAGTCATGCAATGACAGGGAGTCAAACTGCAACTATTGCATCTTGTGGATCTACAGGCCCTGGAGCAGGAGGAACTTCTTCAGTGACAGAATTTTATAATGGGTCTAGTTGGACATCAGGTACAAGCAATCCAACAGGAAGAAAAGGCCCTGATGGAGTAGGAACACAAACTGCTGCTATGGTTTTTTTAGGTGCAGTTCCTGGACCTACAGGGGTTACAAATGTTACTACTTTATGGAATGGATCCTCTTGGACAAGTTTAGCAGGGGTTAGTACACCTAGAGAAACTGCTCAAGGAGCTGGAGAAGTTTATACTGCTAGCTTAATTGCTGGAGGACAAACAAACACTCAAGCAACTGAAGAATTTAATGGAACAACTTGGACAGGTGGTGGAAATTTAAACACTGGAAGATGGGGAATGGGTATGGCTGGAGTTCAAACTTTAGCTTTGGGTTTTGGTGGAGGAAATCCTGGTAATGTAACTAATACCGAAGGATATAATGGATCAACATGGACTAATTTAACAGCTATGAATGTAGCAAGAGCCAGAAACGCAAGTTTTGGTGCAACGCAGGGCAAAGCAGTTTCAGGGGGAGTTCCTGGAACAGGAACAGAAGTTTGGAGCGGAAGTTCATGGGCAGCAGGAACAGCAATGAATACTCCAAGAGCAAGAGCTTCAGGATCAGGTTCACAAATTGCAGGATTAGGTTCTGGGAATTATCCTGCAAATGGTGTCACTGAAGAATGGACAGGGGCAGCGAATTATCTAGGAGCTAAAACAGTAACAACAAGTTAATTATGGCAGATTATAAAAATATATTAGGACAAAATATTCAAGTAGTAAGTAGTGATCCAGCTAATCCTATCTTAGGACAAATTTGGTATAATACTACTTCAAGTCAATTAAAAGGATATGCAAATGTAACCATAGCTGCTGCTTGGTCAAGTGGCGGAAATATGAATACTGCTAGAGATCTTCTTACGGGTAGTGGAACGGCAATTTCTAATACAATTGCTTTTGGAGGTGATAATGGACCATCAAGAGTTGGTTCTACAGAAACTTATAACGGAAGCACTTGGACTACAGTACCTAGTTTAAATACAAATAGGTCTGCATTAGGTAGTGCTACTCAAGGTACTTCTTCCGCTGCTTTAGGATTTGCAGGATATCCTAGCACTAGCGCGAATGAAGAATTCAATGGTTCTAGTTGGACAAGCGTTTCAAGTTATGGAAATTCAGGTTATGGAGTTGCTGGAGCAGGAACTCAAACTGCGGGACTAGGAGTAGGTGGATCAGGTGGTCAAACAAGCACGTTTGAATATAATGGATCTACTTGGAGTCCTGGAGGAACTTATCCTGGTGGATTATATTTAGGAAGCGCAACTGGTTTACAGACAGCTGCTATAGCTACTTCAGCTGTTGGTGGAGCTGGAGCAACAGCAGCAAAAGAATATGATGGATCAACTTGGTCAGCGACAGGAAATTATCCAAACCCATCTGCTAATAGAACTTCAGGTTTTGGAATACAAACCAATGCAGTTTTTTATGATAATAATGGTGGGTATTCTACAAATGTTAATACTTACAATGGTAGTGTTTTTGCAAGCGCTCCAAGTATGGCTACTGCAAAAGGTGGTATTTCAGGTAGAGGAGGAAGTGGTTCTGAGGGACTTTTTTCAGCAGACACAAGTCCTAGAAGTGGTGCAACCGAAGAGTGGACAGGTGCTTCTTCAGGTGCCACAACAGTTACTATTACTGTTTCATAACTTGACTTATTAATATAATACTTTAGAAAGAATACAGAATGTCCGAAAAAAGAAATATAAAAACATTAATTGAAAAAGAATCTCCTAATCTACATAATATTTTAGATACGGAAGATGTATCCACATTTAATGGAATCATTGATGAATTAAGAGATACATGGACTAAAAAACAAATTTTTAGAACTGAAACAGAAATGCGTTTTTCTGTTTTAAACGATTTTAAATATCCAACTAAAGCTGCAAAATATTGGCAATGTGTTAGAGAACAAAATGTTTATTTAGAAAACTTAATGCAATTGTCTTTTGATTACAGAAAAAATGATGCGAAAATAAAATATATAAAAAGAAAATTAGAAAAAGAAACAGATGAATATAAAAAAGAAATTCTTGAAATAGATTTAGATGAAAAAGTATATACTAAAGCAAATATGGAACTCATTGCTAAAGATAGAATGAGAGAAATTAGATTATGGTCAGGGCTTAAAAAAGAATTTGATGATGGTACTTTTGATACGAAAGACGTTAATACTCATCAACTAGATTCGTATCATAAAATAATGCAGAATAGAGTAGATACATTAACCCCTGGATCTTCTCAACCTGAAGTATTTAATGC